GGCGTGGGCCAGGGTGGGGTGGTGCGCTACTGTATATGGCTTCTTACACAGATCAGGTATTTTCACTCTAAATAAGAATAGTTCTCATATATCAACTACTTATGTTAGTACACACTAACTTACACACACTCTAAATGAGAATCACTCTCATTTAAATCTCATGCAGTATATTATGCTGCTACCACACAGTAAATAAGCATATTATGCTGAATGTACTGTATATGTATACAGGTATACGGGGTTAAGAGAATGAATACTGTATGAATGTACAGTAATGGCTAGTTTCAATTAAGATAGCTAAAGTAAGTAGAATTATCGATAATGAAGGGGTGTAGTTGTTACAAAAGTGTAAGGATGTTGGGTCTGAGACACAAATAACTTGACAACTACAACCAAACACATATACCATAGGGTAACAACCCTCACTGAAAGTGATACATATAAGTGTTACACTTACATCACTTATATATACACTTACAATACATAGTTAAATATATACACATACTTCGTATATAAATCACTTACTATATACAACTTAAGATACTTTATACTTGTAATAATTATAATATTACTGTATAATACACTTATAGTAAGTACTTAAGTAACACTTAAATGCTCACTATCAATGAGCATGAAACTTCGGGTCTGAGACAATAAACTACAATACTATCTGTGCTCGATTTTCAGTAGCCTCTTATCTGTACCCTTCCGCAGCGACCGCAATGAGCAAAGCGAATAAGGGAGCGAGGACTAATCACTTGACGTATGAATAAAAAGAAAATATACCTAAGAGAAGGTCATGTATTTAATGACTTTATTAATGCAGTCTATCGTGACAAGTTAGATCAGCTTCATATACCCCACAGTGATGTTTTCTTTGTACGTGCAGCTTTAGAGAAACGCACAGGTATAAGATTTCCATTACAACAGGTAGAGACAGCAATGAAGGCAGAAGGGTGGTCTGAGGGTAGGATACTCAAAACAGATCACCGTTTTAAACATAAAGGAAATTAGCAATGGGCAAAAGAAGTAGGGAAAGTTTTGATGCAGCTATTGACACAGCAAAAGAAGGCTTACGTGTAGATGAAAGTGGAAAAATTCGTTCTAAAGTAAGAGGATTAGGCCCGGGCATTGCTGCAGATTCTTTAGAAGAAATGGGTGTTAATGTAAAACAATTAGTAGCAGGTAAAGATCAAGGCAATCTTGGATCTGCTGAAGAAGAACCCATGGAAGATAGGGATGCACAATCCCCTTTAAAAAAATCAGGTTTAGAAAAAACTGCTAAAGAAAAATATGCTAAAGGTGGTGCAGTTAAAAAGAAAACAAAAGCAAAACCCCAGCCTTTTAGTGTAGGTGGTTATGCTAAAAAATATGGTAAGAAATAAATGTCTGACTTTCCTGAGAGATATAAGAAGCTAGGGTTTACAGGTTACAACCAACCTAAGAAATCCAATAAGCCAGGAAAGAAAGAGATGGTAGTAGCTAAAGAGGGTGACACAGTTAAGTTGATCCATTATGGTGATTCGTCAATGGGTCACAATTATAGTGAAGAAGCTCGTAAGAACTTTAAAGCTAGGCATGGTAAGAACATAGCTAAAGGTAAATTATCCGCTGCATATTGGGCAGATAAGCGATTGTGGGCAGGTCCAAGTGGATCTAAGAAAGAACCCCCTAAGTCACAGAAACTAAAATTTGGAAAGGACTGATATGGCACGTAAGATGTTTGGAGAGGATAAACCTGTACAGAGGAATGTAGAATCTCCAGGTTTTAAGAATAGATCACCTGGACAAAGTAATGCAGCTAGGGCATTTCCCCATCCATTTGAAGAAGCTGGTATATCAACAAAAAAAGATATTCAAAGAGTAGGAAAAGGCTTAAGCCCTACTGCTACTACCCCTGTAGGTTTAGAATCTCAACGACAAGCTGCAGGTAGGGCAGTATCTCGCTTGACTACTCGTGCTGGATTGCTAGGTGCATCTCTAGGTTTTGGCTTAGCTGTTGGTGATTACATTGAAGAAAAGACAGGCTTAGGTAAAAAGTTTGTAGATGCCGTTGCAGGTGATGTCATTGACAAGATTGCACTTGCAGGTCATGAGCCAGCTAAGTTATCTGAATATAGCGAAAGTAAACTTAAGAGTCTTGTAGATTCAGCTATTACTAGACAAAAGAAAGAGCAAGGAACGCAGCGAGGAAGCGAAGCGACTGAGCGAGTAAATAAATCGGATGAAAGGGTAAACAAAGAAGATTATCCTACCTACCGTAAAGACACTAAAAGTGCAGAGTCTTTCCGTGAGGAGTTTAAAAAAGCTAAAGAAGAAGGTAAAGAGTCTTTTTCTTTTGAAGGTAGAAAATACAGTACAGAAGAAAAGACTGAAATGGCTAAGGGTGGTATGGCTAAAAAGAAGAAGTCTGTAGCTAAACCTAAAGCGTTCAGCGTAGGTGGCTACGCTAAGATGTATGCCAAGGGTGGCATGGCTAATTGTGGTGCTTCCGTAAAGCCTGCACAGAAAGCTAAGAAATAATATGAAAGCCTGCCCTAACTGTCCAACACCTGCCAAATGCAACAAGGCAGGTAAGTGTCTTAAAGGAAAGTATGCTAAAGGCGGTATGGGGAAACTTAAAGCCCCATCCATCATGGTAGCTATTGCCATGCCTAAAGCAGATAAAGCAATGATGCCTAAAGCACCTAAAGTAAAGAAAGCAAAATGAAGCGCAGCGAAGCAAGCATTGTTAACAAGAAAGTAAAGAAGGTCATGGGTGAATTTAAAGAAGGAACCCTGCATTCAGGCAAAGGTGGTAAAGTAGTAAAGAACCCTAAACAAGCTATTGCCATTGCTCTCAGTGAAGCTCGTAATATTAAGAAAAGTAAATAATGCCACTTAATAACGAGTATAAATCTCGCAGTGTAGGTGCTGAGTTAACGGGCGGCACAACTACGACAGTATATACTACACCTACCAACTGGACTGCCCATGTTGTTGTATTACTAATTGTTAATCACGGTAATAGCAATAAAACAGTTACAGTAGAATGGTATGATAACAGCACCTCAACGTGGTATCATATTGTAGGTGGCTATAGTGTATCAGGTTATAATTTTTTAAAATTAACAGAGGGGTATCTTGTATTAAACTCTGCCGATAAAATTAGAGTGACTACAGAGGCTGGATCTTCGTTCGATTGTGTTCTTACTGTAGAAGAGTACTTTGATCCGGCAAGGTCTTAATATGGGACGCACTAACGAAAAACTATGGGAAAAGGCTAAGGCAGAAGCTAAAGCTAAGATGGGCGGTAAACACTCAGCAAGGGCTATTCAGTTAGCAGGAAAGATTTATAAAGATAAAGGTGGTGGGTATACAGGAGAAAAAACTAAAGCTCAAAAGAGTCTTAGTAAGTGGACTAAAGAAGATTGGGGAACTAAGTCAGGTAAACCTTCCACACAAGGCCCAAACGCTACGGGTGAAAGATACTTACCAAAGAAAGCTAGAGAAGCTTTATCACCTGCAGAATATGCAGCTACAACTAAAGCTAAACGAGAAGGTACAAAGCAAGGTAAACAATTTGTAAGCCAACCAAAGGCTATTGCTAAGAAGGTTCGACCTTACAGGGATTAATTATGGCAAGACAATTAACTGAACAACAACAAAAGTTTCTTGATGTCTTATTTGATGAGGCAGGAGGAGATGTTAATCGTGCTAAAGTACTAGCAGGATATTCACCTACATATTACACTCGTGATATTATTAAAGGTCTTAAAGAAGAAATCTTAGAAGCTACACAAATTTTTATGGCACGTAATGCACCACGTGCAGCCATGTCACTTGTAGATGGTATGGTAGATCCTACAGAGCTAGGTATTAGGGATAAATTAAGTGCAGCTAAAGACTTGCTAGATCGTGTAGGTTTAGCTAAGACAGAAAAGATGCAGATTGAAACAAACAATGGTTTGATGATTCTGCCCCCTAAAGATACTTCTCAAGATGATGAGTAGTTATGCCAGACAGTGTATTGCCATTAAGAAAGGCTGCAGGTAAGTGGCTATTACCTCAGCCTAAAGATGCAGCTACAACAGGTGAGTATGTACCCATACCTGTAACAGTAATGCTCGTTAAACCCCCATTTGGGTATAAGTTTTCCGAGGAATCTAAATTATTATTAATACCCATACCCCATGAGCTAGAAGCATTAGAGAAAGCTAAGAAGTATTTAAAGCAATATCCATCTCGTAATGTAGCTGCATGGCTAACAAAAGTCACTGGAAGGTATATAAGTCATGTCGGTTTATTGCATCGTGTAAAGAATGAGCGACAAAGAAGAGCCAAAATTAGCTTACTTAGGTCATGGGCCAGAAGGTACAAAGAAGCCCTTGAGCTTGCGGAAAAGTACGAAGACAAAAAGGGTACAAAAATCTACAACCAAGCCAAAAAGATCGTTGAAAGTGCCAGACATCTCGATCCAGACTACAAGTCAGGAGGAGATACAAAGGCAGGAAGTACTCATACAGAAAGTACAACAGGATAATAATGTAGTATTTAAACCTAACCTAGGCCCACAATCTTTCTTTTTAGCTGCAAGTGAACGTGAAGTATTGTATGGTGGGGCTGCAGGTGGAGGTAAATCATATGCAATGTTAGCAGACCCCATGCGATATATGGGACATCCACAGTTTAGTGGGCTATTATTGCGACATACGACAGAAGAATTACGGGAACTGATTTGGAAAAGTCAGGAATTGTACCCAAGAATCTATCCTGGGATCAAATGGTCCGAGAGAAAGATGCAGTGGCAGGCACCAAGTGGAGCAAGACTATGGTTTTCCTACTTGGATCGTGATGAGGATGTACTTAGGTACCAGGGACTCTCGTTTAGTTGGGTAGGTTTTGATGAATTGACGCAGTGGTCAACTCCATTTGCATGGAATTACATGCGTTCTCGCTTGCGGAGTACCGCACCAGATCTACCTACCTACATGAGAGCTACTACAAACCCAGGTGGTCCAGGTCATGCATGGGTTAAAAAGATGTTTATTGACCCTAGTCCTGCTGGTAGGGCATTCTGGGCTACCGATATAGACACAGGTGACACACTTTCGTACCCAAAAGGTCACAGTAAAGAAGGTCAACCTCTGTTTAAGCGTAGGTTTATACCTGCCATGCTCTCAGATAACCCCTATCTTGCTGAAGGCGGTGACTATGAAACCATGCTTTTGTCACTCCCTGAACATCAACGTAAGCAATTGCTGGAAGGTAACTGGGATGTAGCTGAAGGTGCTGCATTTCCAGAGTTTAACAGGCGTATACATGTCATTAAGCAAGAGAAAATACCCAGTAATTGGGTTAGATTCAGGGCTTGTGACTATGGATACGGGTCATATTCTGCCGTATTATGGTTTGCAGTAGCTCCATCGGAACAATTAATCGTATATCGTGAACTCTATGTAAGTAAAGTATTAGCTAAAGACCTAGCCAACATGGTATTAGAACGTGAACAAGCAGATGGACAGATCCGTTATGGTGTTCTTGATTCTTCCTGTTGGCATCGTAGGGGTGATACTGGTCCTTCATTGGCTGAGCAAATGATTGGTGAGGGTTGTAGGTGGAGGCCAGCAGATCGTAGTGCAGGTTCAAGGGTAGCAGGTAAGAATGA